ACAAGTTGCCAGAGCATACATACAAAACCAGTGATGGTGACAGTGCATCTTTGAGCCTACTATCTATATCATCTTTCGATGGGACTTGGCCGTACATGATTAGTGCCGCCGCAACTCAGTTTGCTTGTACTAATCTTCAAGTCTTTGTGAGTGGTGAGGTTGCAGTGTATAAATCTAAACACACTCAGTCTTTAGATATTGAGTTAGGTGGCAGGGTAGTTACTAAATGTTTGCAGACCTTTAACACTGAGCGTGAACTGTGGCAACAGTGGCACGGTACAGAGTGCAGTGATTATGCGGCCTTTAGTTTCTTTGCTACTGCACTTAAATGTACTTCAGCTTTAAAGCTTCTTGCAGAGGGCAACTCTGTTCCTGAATATGTTATGGCTGATATGGCTAGACGTAACACAAGTTTAGAATACATGTGGAATGTATACTCCAGTGTATATTCTAAACGCCTTGGAAAAAACTACTGGGGGGTGTACAATGCCATGACTGATTGGTCAACTCATGCTGATGCTTCACGGCCTTCAAGCAGAGTAAACATTGCATCAATTAATAACGACAGACAGCAGGTAGTTCGTGAGGCTGTTAGATACAATAACTTTATGAAGGCGGCATAGTATGACAAAAACTTTTGGTAAATATAATTTAAGTTTTAACCTGCGTAATGGCGTGGGTTTTGACTTAGAGTTCACAGATACTCGTGCAGTATGGGTTGTGTTAAATGATTCTGATACATACGAGGCGGCACAATTTGAGGGTACGGTTATCTGCCTACCCTTTTGTGTCATAACTTTTGGTCAGGTATTTCTGCCGGAGGATTAAAATGGGTGATTCAACACATGGCGGTAAAGGTGATAGACAACGGAAGGTAGACGCAAAGAAATACAACAGTAACTTTGATGCTATCTTTAAATACAATAGAGAGGAGTTAAAAGAAGATGATGATGAAAGCAGTAAACTGTCTGAGCGACACTGGCCTTGGGTTTCTGAAATGGATAAAGAATAATCTAATGGAGCAAGAGCCTAAGCCAGTAGCAATTGTAAGAGTGATTAGGTTCTTACTCCTATGTTCAATTGCATACTTTTTTGCAGTTGTTTTTCTATTATTAAAGTGAGGTTTATATGATATATAATATTGTTTTATTATTTGTAGGTACTATAACACTGGCAGTTGCAATTAAGTTGCTATACATTTCAGAACTTATGATAGACGAGGAGAAGAAATAATGTTTGCAGAAAGCATATCAGGTAGCCCAAGCCCCGCCGCAATTGCAACAGCTAGAGCCGCGACAGATGTAGTCGATGGTAAGGTTCCATTAAGCAGGGCGTGTGCTATGTACAATGTTAAGGAGCAAACTGTAATACAATTTATAATTGATAGTACTGAGTACGATACGCTAATGCAGACAGCGTTTAAAAAATAGTTTGCATATTTTATTTACCCGTGGTACAATCCACATTCAATTTTAAAACCAATAAAAGGAAAAGCGACATGGCAATATTACAAGGTACAGCTTACTGGGTATCAGCAACTACACCCAACACAACTTTTGAACCAGTGTATTCTGTTAATCTAGTTGTTGATGAGGTTACTGCTGAAGATTTTAAATCACGAGGATTTAGTATTAAGGAGATGGATGAAGGCCCTGCGATTGTAATCAAACGCAAAGTGAATGGCCCTAATGGTATGATACGACCTGCTCCACGATTAGTGGACGCATATAAAAATCCATTAGATGCTAGAATAGGTAACGGTTCTGAAGTTAAAGTTCAGTATAAAGAATGGCAATCGGAATGGAAAGGCAAGACCTTTTACGGGTTAGACTTTCAAGCTATGCAGGTTCTCAGCTTAATAGAAGTTGGATCAGCAGACGGAGCGGAGTTTGATGCACTTGATAGTGAAATGGAGGACGAGTTGTAATGACTACAGTAACAGTGGATGGCGTGGAATATGAATCAGACCTACTCTCAGACGAGGGTAGGGCAGTTCTAAACCACCTAGTAGAAGCAAATAAAAACCTTAGAGAAGCTTCAATGACTGTGGGGTTGATGCAAGCCGCGACAGTTGCATTGATGACTGATCTTAAATCTAACCACCTCACGGAAGAGGCATTGTCTACAGAGGAAGTAGAAACCACCGAGGAGTAAGCCGAATGGCTTTCGTTAAACTGCACCAACCCTGTCAGGATGATTCATGTGGGTCTACTGACGGGGCTTCCATCAATTCAGATGGGTCGGCCTACTGTTTTGTTTGTAGGAAATATTTTCATAGTTATAGTACAGCGGAAGTACACCAACCAGATACCGCAAAGGATTTAAAAGGGTATCAAAGGAAGACCCCGATGGAGAATAGTTCAAGAGTCTCCTCTTCACCCAACCCTACCGCTTCTTTTAACGAACTGACTGACCGCAAGATAAGCTTAGCTACAGCTAAGAAGTTCGGTGTTAGATCAACTACAGTTAACGGTAAGATTGATAAGCATTATTACCCGTATTACAATGGACACGAGTTAGCAGGAACTAAAATTCGTATGCAGAATAAAAACTTTTCTTGGGCAGGAAGCTCAAAAGAAGTTGGCTTGTTTGGAGAGAATCTATTCAAAGCGGGTGGTAAGTTTATAACATTAACAGAAGGCGAGTGCGATGCAATGGCCGCTTACGAACTTATGGGTAGTAAGTGGCCTGTCGTATCTATAAAATCAGGAGCGCAAGGAGGCGTTGCTGATGTTAAGCATAGTCTTGAGTACCTTGAGTCATTTGATTCTGTTGTCATTAACTTTGACAACGACAAGGTGGGCAAGGATGCCGCTCAAGCAATTGCAAAGCTACTAACACCTAAGAAAGCTAAGATAATGACGTTGCCTGTGGACTACAAAGACGCTAACGATATGTTGCGTCAAGGTAGACACGCCGCATACGTCAGTTCTTTTTGGGATGCTAAAGTCTATACGCCTTCTGGTGTATTAAATCTATCTGATCAGTTTGAAGCCTATCAACAGCTAAGACTAGAAAAGAAAACAGCTATACCTTACCCGTGGCGTGGTCTTAATACTAAGCTAGAAGGTATGAGAGCAGGTGAGTTAGTCACCCTTACAGGTGGAACAGGCTTGGGTAAGTCCTCAGTAACCAGAGAGATTGAACACTGGTTGATTAATAATACAGAAGATAACGTAGGTGTTGTAGCACTGGAGGAGAACTGGTCACGTACTGCTGAAGGTATCATGGCAGTAGAGGCTAACGCTAAGCTTCACCTTGATAGTGTCAAGGCTCAATACACAGACGACCAGTTAGATGATTGCTTTAAGAAAGTCTTTATGGGTGACAACGATGGTCGTGTTTGGATTCATGCACATCACGGTGTTAATAACCTAGAAGACATCTTCAGTAAGCTACGCTATATGATCATCGGTCTAGATTGTAAATGGATTGTAGTTGATCACCTTCACATGTTAGTTTTATCTACATTAGAAAACGATGAGCGTAAAGCTATTGACGGCATCATGCATCGCCTCAGAACTATGGTAGAAGAGACAGGCTGTGGTATGATACTGGTATCTCACTTGCGTAGAGTAGAGGGCAACAGAGGTCACGAGAACGGCATAGAGACAGGGCTTAATCATCTCAGAGGCTCACAAAGTATTGCTCAGTTATCAGACTGCGTGATTGCACTGGAGCGTAACCAACAATCCGAAGACGAGATAGAAGCATCGACCACTAAGGTCAGGGTACTGAAGTCTAGATACACTGGAGATGTTGGCGTTGCCTCACATTTACTGTACGATAGTAAGACAGGCAGACTTAAAGAGATGGACGACTATGATGAATCACAGTTTGACGGAGATATAATATGAGTAACTTAGTATTTGATATAGAAGCAGACGGCTTAGATCCCACTAAGGTTTTCTGTATTGTTGCTCAAGACGTAGACACTATGGATGTCTTCACCTTTGACAACACCCAACTGCAAGAAGGTTACGACATGTTATCTTCTGCAACTAAACTAATTGGACACAACATAATAGGCTACGACATTCCTGTCATTAAAAAGATAGCGGGTGTTGATTTGTTTGATAAGAAAATTGTTGATACCTTGGTTCTGTCACGCTTATTCAAGCCAACACGAGAAGGGAACCACGGCCTAGAAGGATGGGGATATCGCCTAGGTTTTAAGAAGGGTGACTTTGGAAAACAAGATGATGCTTGGGATGCTTATACACCTGAGATGTTAGAGTATTGTAAGAACGATGTCGTGCTTAACACTAAAGTTTACGAGGCGTTAAAGGTTGAGAGCCGTGGCTTTACACCTGAGTCAGTGCAGATAGAACATGCAGTAGCTAAGATCATAGACCAACAGCGCACAAACGGTTTCTTATTAGATGTGCAAAAAGTTATGGGCTTGATGGCTATGTTTGAAACTAAACTACATGACTTAGAACAAGAGGTTCAGGAAGAGTTCCGGCCTGTAGTTAACACCCAAATACTATCACCCAAGTACACAGCGACAGGCGCAGTAGCTAAGACAGCAACCGACCAACACGGTAACGGTACAAGGCTTACCGAAGATGAGTATGAAAGATTATCTTTAGACATAGAAGGAAAGCCGATTGCACGTAGAACTGAAACGCCGTTTAACTTAGGCTCACGTAAACAAATCGGTGAGTACCTAATTCGTTTTGGTTGGAAGCCTCAGAAGCATACACCTACAGGTCAGCCTATTGTAGATGAGTCAACTTTAAATAAAGTTAAGGGTATTCCACAAGCCGCAATGATTGCTAAGTATCTTATGTTACAGAAGCGTTTAGCTCAGACTAAAAGTTGGATCAAAGAACTTAACATGGAGACAGGTAGAGTGCATGGGTATGTTAATCCTAACGGTGCGGTGACATCTCGCATGACTCATTCTCATCCTAACATGGCTCAGATTCCTAGCAGTACATCGCCGTTTGGTGAGGATTGTCGGTCTTGTTGGACAGTGCCAGAGAACCACAGGCTTGTAGGTATTGATGCCGCTCAGCTTGAACTCAGGATGTTAGCACATTATTTAAACGATAAGGATTATACTAATGAAATACTTAACGGAGACATACACACCACTAATCAAGGGCTTGCTGAACTTGAATCAAGAGATAAGGCAAAGACTTTCATCTATGCGCTTTTGTACGGAGCAGGAGATGCAAAGCTTGGGTCAGTGGTTGGACGAGGTAGATCGTCTGGGAAAGGACTTAGACAACGCTTCTTTGATAATCTCCCTGCATTTAAAAAGCTTACAGACAGAGTACAAAGAGAAGCTAAAAGCGGATTCATTAAAGCGTTAGACGGACGAAAGCTTACAGTGCGTTCAGAACACGCCGCCTTGAATACCTTGTTGCAAGGAGCAGGAGCAATTGTAATGAAGAAAGCTTTAATTATCTTAAACGAAAAGATAACTAGGCATGGTTGGGATGCTAAGTTTGTAGCTAATGTACATGACGAATGGCAGATTGAATGTTACGTTGATGATGCAGTAGCCGTTGGCAAAGCAGGAGTACAAGCTCTCAAGGAAGCAGGGTGCATGTTTAATTTAAATTGTCCTTTAGATGGGGCTTACAAAGTTGGGGAGAACTGGAGTGAAACACATTAAAAATTGTATAGAGTGTGGGATAGTACTGGAAACGCCTGTCAACTGGTGGTTTTCTTTTGTAAGTAAAAAGCACTACAAGTGTATTGATTGTTATGACATAAGAAGAACAGAAAATATAGTTAAGAAAAAGTATAAAGAAGGTAAACAACCAAGCCCTAAACTTTTAGCTAAGCTGTTGGGACGTAGACACAAAGCAGAGTACAACAGTATACAAGATGGACATGTCTACGTTATCTCTAATCCTGCGTGGGTTGAATGGTATAAAGTTGGCATGGCTGTTGATGCAACTGATAGATGTAAAGCTTATCAAACCTCTTCACCTTTTAGAGATTACAAGGTATCCTATTCTAAATACTTTAATGATAGACGAGAAGCTGAGAAGCTAGTACACGCCAAGTTAAAAGAAATTAAAATCAAACACGCTAACGAGTGGTTCAAGTCAGACTTAAAGACTATAAAAAATATAATTAAAAATATAAAGGATGTTCAGCATGAAACTTGATACTTTAGTACCCGACATCTATACGCACCTTGAGAAGCTTTCATCCGGTACACCCCTACCGCTTACAGAAGAAGACATTGACAACACCCTAGTAGGGATGCGAGAAGCTCTTATGTCTTGGGCTACACCCAGAGAACGCGACAGTAATTTCACGGTGCGTATGTCTAACGTGGGTAAACCCTCGCGGCAGTTATGGTATGAAAAACGTGATCCACAGGGCCGTGGTGGTATTGATGGTGCAACGCAGATTAAGTTCTTGTACGGTCACTTGCTTGAAGAGATTGTGTTGATGCTTGTACGAATGGCAGGACACACAGTAACAGACGAGCAGAAAGAAGTTACTGTTGATGGCATTGTTGGACACATGGACT